TACTGGCACCCATCAGACCACCAGCTGCTACAGTAGTGCCAGAAACAGGATCAGACATTTAGTCCCCTCTTATTGCCGTGAGTCCTCTCAGAGTGAGGGGAATAAAAAAAAGGCCGTCAGATAGCAGCCCAAAGAAAAAGCCCAAGGCGTTAACCTCGGGCTTGAATTTATTGTGTCGACAATCAAAGCTATAGCGACGATATCAGATTTACATGAAATATATGAGTTTCAGTTCGGTTTTGCAAGACTTACGTCTAAATTTGTCGCCTTTTGTTGTGAACGCGATCGCGTTACTGAGATAAGCGCACCACTATCGAGCCGCTTAAAGGTGGTCCGCATTGCCAGCCAGTGAGGCAGATACGTTTCCGTCCAGGTGGATTTCGCTACGCCAGCCAGTTCCGCCAGCGCCTGATATTCGTACGTCTCACGCCCTGCTAACTCTGCTTTCGTGTCCTGCGCCGCCAGCCAGATCAGCTTCTTCAGGCGCTTCACCGTCTTGCCCGCCACCTTCTTCGCGCCCAGATGATTCCGGAACTCAGCCCATGCCCACTGGGTTATCGCCACCTGGTACTCAAAGCGGATGTTCTCGCTGTAGTTCCACAGCAGCCACGCTTTCTGGTGGTCTTCAAGTGACAGGACAGCGCGGCGCCATGATGCTGTCACGAACTCAACTGGACCAATCAGTGCGATGGATGAACCTTTTGCGCGGGACTGGCTGCCGCCCATCGCCGGGCCGTCAGGGTTAACTTTCCGGCCGGTTACCGGGTCAGTGATTTTCTTACGTCCCCGGCTGCGCGCCGTCGCGGTGAACTGCGCGTTTTCAGCGAAAGCTACCAACTGCCCTTTCGTCGCCCCACTCAGATCTGCGGTCGCCACAATGAGCTGCTGACGTACGTATTCCAGTTGCTGACTGTTCATGAGGCTTCCTTATGTGGCTGGTTTGTTTTGGTCTGGCTGTGCTTTGCTACTGTAGGCATGCTGGCGCGCTTAACGCTTTCGGCCTGGTATCTGACAATCTGCTCTCTGGTCATGATGGCCTCCGATTCCACGCACGAATCGCATCTCGTTTTGTTGGATATGTGTCGGTTATTGGCTTTATCAGGCACTGCTTGGTAGCGCATCCGGCGTAAACACCATCGATATCGGCAACCAGTTCTGCCTCACCACCACAGAATGGGCAGTGAAGCAGTGAAGCCCAATGAGGAAGCTTGAGGTCGTAAATCATGCTGCCTCCTGCTTTTTCAGTGCCCGAAGGTCTGCCCGGGCCTTGGCGCGGATGCCGTACAGCTCTTCACGGGTGTATCGGTGCGTTTCGTTGTTGGACTCCAGCTCCAGCACGCGCTCTTCGCCGATCAGCTCGACCAGCGCGGAACGGTACGCCTCAATATTCCCGGATTTGTGAACGTTGCAGGCGGAGCACTGGAGCCAGATATTGTCCGGGTTAAAGCGCAGTTGTGGCGCGGCGGCCGTGGTACGGTAATGTCCGGCATGCCAGGCAAAGGCGGTCTTGGTTCCGCAGGAGATACAGCCGTGCCCGGCGGCCAGCAGCATTTCGCGACGCCAGTCGTTGAAGGCACGCTGAGTCATCTGCACCCAGTGACGGATAGGTTTGAGCTCGCTGCGTCGTGCTGCGCGCCGTTGGCGGCCTGCCTTCTCTTCTGCGCGCTGGCGCTGCGCTTCCTTCTGCTTAGCGGCTTCACGGGCTTTTGCGGTCTGTTCTTTGCCGATTGCGCTGGCGCACTCGAATGAGCAAACTACCTGCCCGTCACGCGACGGGTGAAACCATTCTCGGCAGTGGGCGCATTTGCGGCGCGGTAACTTAGCCATGCGCCCTCCTCGCCGCGAGTCGCAGCCATTTCTTATCAACCAGGCGGGCGGTGTAATCTTTCAGGGTCGGGATGTCGGACGGCTTAACCGCGGGCTTGCGCTGACGGCGCGCCGGGACGCGGAAGATTTCATTGGTGATGACGCGTGCGAGAGGACTACCCACGGGAAGCCCTCCATTCTTGCGCCCAGGCGATGCGCTTACTGGATGCTTCGGAGAACTTCACGCCGCGGTCGGTTCCAAACCAGTAAATCGCCTCGATGACGTCGACCATGTAGCGCTTGCTGGATTTGGATGTGCGGACGCCGAAATAAACGCGGCCGCCGTTGATGCCCGGCGCAGATTTCTGTTCCTGGTCCTGGGTCTGGTTCACCAGAACGGTGATAAGGTCTTTCCACTCTTCGCGGGTCAGCCTTTCTCCGTGCCAGACAACCTGGTCAGACAGGTCTTTCAGCAGCGGCCACATCAGGCGGTTCTGCTTGTCGGTGCGCGTCTCTTCCCGGGCCTCGACAACCATCGGCGCGCGAGGGTTTACCGGCAGGGTGCGAATGTACGCTATGAGGTTGTCTTTAACGGTGTCGTTGACGATGCAGTAGTGCTGCTTCATACGCCACCTCCAAGAGGTAACGCTGAATGCAGAAAATCGCAGGTGCATTTCTGCATCTGTGACAAGGTGAAGAGTTCAGATTGTGGTCGCATTTAAGTCCCCTTAAATGCGCAGAAGTCGCTAACGGCTGTTCAGGCCGTCAGCACAGATAGTATGGACGGTTGATTCAACAAAATCAACGCGAGAAAAAGGCCTCCGAAGAGACCTTTTGTTGGCAGACTGCGGCGAATGGATCACTAAAGGTATGACTTAGTCTGCCAAATCTTCATCAGTCGCAACTGGATAGTTCCAAATATCAAAGAACGCGACAGCAGCATCCCATTGACTCCATAAATTATCAATGACCCTCGCAGGCTCCATGGTTTTAAATACAGAATCAGCAGCATCACCGTTGTGCACTTCTTCATATAACTCCATGATCAGCAGATTTACAAAGTACTGTTTAAGCATCAATGCCTTATTGCTTTCTTTCTGCTGGGTATCTTGCTGGATAATCTCCATCGCCCTAACTAAGCATCTGATGATATCAGCAGCGTCATTAACGCTCCATTCCGATCCACTCTTACCTTTTGCCGATGAATTTGCCCTGTCTGCGCAAGCCCTTAACGCTTCATAGAGAAAAGTTCTTTGTTGTAATTGAAGTGCTTTTTTCGAGATGGTTTTGCTATTAAACGCCGCCCAAGCTGAGGCAAACGCCCCAATTGCAGAAGCGATCGCAGCTATCACATTCCAGTCAATTACATCCAATTTCCATATCATGCTCATACCCCACGAGAATACCCTGAAGATAATATCCATCAGGGTATTAGCGTTAGCAATGTAATTATTTTAACGCAAGTTATAGAGCTTTTTGCGCTGCCGCTATCATCGCTGCCCAGCAGAGTTTCGCCCGGTGCGCTGCCTGCTGGCACCCGCTCATAGCGTCGTAAGCCTCCCACACTTCTTCATCGCTAAAGCTCTCGTCTGGCTCTGATTCGAACCCATTGACGATCATGTCTTCAGTAGGCTCAACTGGCACCAGTACGTAACCATCCGAAATCACCGGAGAGTTGCCATCGGCACCCTGAAACATGGCGGCGCGGCAGGCTTCCACAATGCTAACCCGCAGAGAACTTAGCGTGGCTACGCTGTGACGCTCGCCAGTTATCTTGTCGATCCGTTTCATCAGGTCAGTTGCCAACAACTCGACAGCCGACTCATCCGGCACAGATACCGGCGCTGGCGGGGCGGTGTAGAGAGGCGTTACTCGCCAATAATCACCGTCAGATAGCTGTGATAACGGGATCGCTTCGTGATATTTTTTGGAATTAATACCATCCGCATAACAGAAGCCATCTGAGCGATATGCATGACGCCAGTAAGCCACCGGCTCCGCTTCGAGCGATGCCAGCAAACGACGCATACCAGCGATAGCCATATCGATGTAGACAGACTGAATGCCACTATTGGCTAAATGCTCAAGCCCTTCGATAGTGTCCGCGATGGACTCTTTGGTAATAGTGCTCATGGGTTACTCCATTCATCTTCAATCGCTACGCCAAGGCGATGCAGCCAGTCAGCCAGCTTCAACATTGATTCCCTGTCGCTTAGTCCGCTTGGAAAATCGTCCAATGCGACAGCGGGTTTGAATGTGCCATAACGGTCTCGCTCAACGGTAATGTATTGCTCCAAGGTTGTACCGCTAACGCTGGATGAATGCCTGACGAGATACTTTGAAAGTCGCTCCCGCTCCTTCGGGTCATATTTGTACTCAACAAGCGTCATGCTGCAGCGCCGTGAATCTATGCCGAGTAAGTCGAGCAAGTTAGCCATATCACTCTCCTTTACCAGCTGCGGTGCGCATGTCATCACGCATAGCCAGTGTTACAGATTCCATAGCGACTCTTTCACGCTCCAGCTCAGCAATTCTCTTGTCCTTGGTTTCCAGCTCATCCAGCAGTTCCAGCACGGTGGTCGGAGTTGAGCAGCGCAGATAGTGGAACCATTCACCTTGGGTATGGCTGTCTGTGATGGCCTTCTCCGCCGCTTCCCGCAACGCC